TTTATATTCCTCTACTTTCTTACCTATGTTATGTGATTTAGGAAACCCACTTCCATATATCCACATAATCTGATCTCTTATATCAAATCCAGCATCTTCAATAGGAATAACTCCTCTATGATAAGTTCGCGATCCAAAAAATGAGAGTAAATGAGCTCCAGGTTTTAATGTATTATAAACTTGTTTCCATAATTCTTTACTTGGAACATCATAATCCCACTTCTTACCCATAAAAGATAATCCATAAGGTGGATCTGTTACACAAGCATCTATCTCTTTTAATTCTGATAAAACCTCTTCACAATCACCACAATATAAAATTGCGTTTCCTATAACTTTCTTTTTCACCTTACTATCGGCTCCAATTCATCTTGTAATTTTTCTGATTCAGATTTTCTATCATATTTTGTCTTATCTTTATGTGTGCGTGGCTTATGAAATTTATCCATATTCTTTTTTACTGGATTTCTTTTTTTCATTCTTGATACCTATGTATTTTTCCTCTTATCCATCGACCATGACAATTACACTTAAACGGAGCAGCTAATATTGGTTCTGTTGTTTCATAATCAAAAGTAATTTCTTCTCCTTTAGAGATATCACATTTCGCAACTACAACTCCTTCTTCAACATCAGTAATTTCCCAAATCTCTGCATTAGGATTACAATGATGATTTAAAAAGGCTCCCTCATAATGTTCAATATTTTTATCTCGAACTCGTATTGATGTTCTAGTAGGTTCCGAAAAATGATTACCTTTTAACATAAGTATTAAATTACCTTTATACATATCTTCTGTTGCAAACAGACCTTTAGAAGTACCTAATTCATCTTTATATTTAATTTCAACTTTCATATTTTTTCTCTAAAGCTGGTGGAGAATAAGAGAGTCGAACTCTTAATTGCTCCGTGCAAGGGAGCCGTGATCCCATTTCACCAATTCCCCAATAATTTTAAAACTTCTTATAACATTGTTGACAAAATTGTGCCTTTGCTGGATAAACTCCATAATCTACTTTAGTAAAAGATGGTCTACCGGCCATACTTTCGGCCTCATACACCACTTCTATTGATGAAATTCTAATACCACATTTCCAGCATTTACCTGGACCAAACTTTTCTGTAAATTCAATTTCAGCCATCATTAATATTCGAATAATACATCCTAATTACAAACACTCTAATTAATGCTGCAATTGTTATACCTGCTGTTGTAAAGATAGAAGTCATCAAAACTGAAAATTCTAATATTTCAAGAGCAATATATAATAATCCTAAATTAAGTGGATAAGTAATTACAAATCCTGTAAAAACTGTTACAAGCGTTTCTTTAATCGCCTCTATCTTCTTCTGGTTCATAATATACCCATTCCATAATTTCTTCAAACATAAGTCTAAAATCTTCTAATTTCAAAAAACTCATGTCTTGTTTTATTTGATGCCGTCTATACACATCATATGCATTTTCTAATTGTTCTTCTGTATATAAAATCATCTAAAATCTCTCAAAACCTGCCGGGGATGGAGTCCTGTCTATCCATAAAGAGTATAAATAAGTGAGCTCTTCGTATGTTGAACTCCTGTCCCTAGGCCGAGGTAATTAGCCCCCTATTATTATTTTGTTTTTCTTAAAATAGATCCACTAAAAATTGCTACACCACCTATGAACCCAATACCAATAATAATTGGTATGTCTAACATAGACCATACACCAAGATAAAACATTGATGCGGTGAGATATATTCCCACTGCGATAAAGATGTTTCCTAATATTTTCATGCGTAATACCCCATTGCAAATCCTAAAAATAAAATAAAAAATGTGTAAAAAAATAATTGATAATTATTCATAATTAATCCTCTCTAATTCCGTTTCCCCAATCAATCACAACTGGAAATCTTGGGATACCATCTGGTGTTTTCTCAAAATATCTACAAGTTACCCATGTAGGCTTATCTTCTTGTTCTAAGAGTGCTTTCAATGTTTCTTGATTGCCTCTTACACCACTTTTGAAGTTTCTTCCATCACCAAGTTCTAGTTCAAAGTGTTTAGCATATCCTGCCCAATTACCTTGTCCTTCTAAAACATTGATAACATCAAATTCTTCTGTTATAAATTCTTTTCTCTTGAGAAGATTTTTACTTCTCTTATTTTCGTAAGGTGTATCATTACGAACCATCTGGCCTTCATAACCAGCTTCTGTATATTCTGAATACTTCTTATCAAGTTCTTCTTGAGTTTCACACAAAGTTGTTTCAACAAATCTTAATGAATCTTCATCAGGATTATCTTCACCTATAAAGAAATTTCTTATAGAAAATATCTCAGTCGGATCATTAGTATTGAAACTATCGTAAATATGATATTGAACTTTTTCAAAACACTCTTTTGCTTCTTCTGCTGTCGGTTTTACTTTCCTAACAAGACTTGTAATCTTGTTGAAGTCTGCTTTTAATTCGTGATTGTAAAGTTCACCATCTAAAATTATATCTGGCTCTTCTTTAAAAAATTCTTTGAGATCATGTTCAATATGTCCACAAGTATTAATTGCTTTACCTGCTCTAGTGAACAATCCGTCTTTAGTTGCTATGCATCTAATGCCATCTAACTTCGGCTGACTCCACCCAAAGTCCTGTGGTCTTTTTGTATAATCGTGAGCTAGCATGGGTTTAAACTTATCGTAAGAGTCAACTTTTTCTATATCTTCAAAATATTCTTTTTCTTCTTTCTTTTCCCACTTAGCTATCGCTTCTTTCTCAGCTTGTTCAGAAGGCGTTGTTTCATTGACTTTTCCGATGTTTTTACCTTCTGTAAGTTTCCATTCAGAAGATACCATTTTGCCACCTTGAATTCCAGCAACTGTTCTATAACCAGGAGCCATTACTCCATTTCCTGTCCATTCAATAGTGTATTCTCTAATTTTTCCTTTAGAATCTCTTTTGTATAGTGTATTTAGTCTATTTATCATGCTATAGAAATTTCCCTCCCCTTCGTCAAGAATAGACTAAGAGAGGGAAACGCGAGGTAATTGTTAAAATGCTTTTTCATCTGTATCTGGTTTGTCAAAATCGTCAAATGCGATTGGGTCTAAATCTTCACTCTTTACTTCTGCTGCTTTCAATTCTTCTTCGATAGGCTCTGCATCTATTTTAGTGTAGAGATCCAAGAATGTCGCTTTTGTTTCAGTATCAAACCTTGAAACACAAAGTTCAATTGCTTTCATTTTGTCTTTGAACATTGAGAAAGCTTGTGAAATATGGACTAGGCGCCTTGTTGAAATTAGTTCATCAATTGCTCCTTCAAAGAAAGATTTTCTGATAACATCTGCCCAAGTTACTAGGCAATTGATGTAATCTTCCATTCCAGGAATTTCCAATCTTTCAAATTCTTTGAAAAGAATTTTTTTCTCAATTGCGTTAGATGGATATTCTTGCTCCATTGTTATGGAGAACCTTTCCAAGAAAGCTTCATTCAAAATGTTTGTTCCGATAAATCGGCCATCATCAGAGCCCTTTCCTTTTGTATTCGCTGTTGCGATTATTGTAAATCCTTTCGCTGGGGTGATATACTCGCCAGTCTTTTTGTTAAGATATCCACTACCTTCAAGAATGGACTGTAGACACATGATCTTGTTAGACGCTAAATCAATTTCGTCAATTAAGAGAACAGCACCTTTTCTCATTGCTTTGAGAACTGGACCTTCCCTGAAAACGATATTGCCGTCAACCAAAGTGTTTGATCCAATCATATCATCTTCGTCAGTTTCGACTGTAACATTGACCCTGTAGCATTCTCTTTTGAGTCGCGCACAGACCTGTTCGACCATCATTGTTTTACCATTTCCTGATAAACCTGTGATAAAAACTGGGAAAAACAATCTTGAAACCAAGATTTTTTTCAGATCCCTGAAGTGTCCAAATGGGACATATTCTTTGACTGACTCAGGAATGACTATAACATCACTTTGTAGCACACCAACAGTCCCAACTGATGGATTGCCGACTGGAAGATCAATTACTTCCGCTGTTGCTACTCCTGCGAGCTCTAAAGAATAAGTGCCGTGTCCAACTCGATATTCTGGTTTTAGTAACCAAGATGGAGTTGGGCATCCTGTTTCTGATACGATTTTCCTGACTTGTGCAGTGGAGAATTCCACTTGGCCTGGAAAAACGATATTTGCTGCATCTATGAATTTCTCATGCTGAGCTGTAATTTTAACTGTCATTTTTTTCCTCGCAAAACTTCATTATATATACATTATAACAAAAGCGTACCTGCGGTTTCAAGTTTTTCTTCATACCGCCATCTGCTCAACAAATTGGTTGAGAATTACCCTTTGTTTCATTTTATTATTTCCTGCCTTGATAAGAGCTCTTTTTAATTGACCCTTTTTGGCTCCAATATCTACATTAAGTTCATCGGCTTTGTAATCAATATTGATTTTCTTTTGATTGATAACGATGGACAAGTCATATGCTCCATCAGTAAATGATGTTGATAATTTGTTAAATTCTTTTCTTTTGTTTAATGAGTATTCATCATAACCCTTCATTTTAGCTCCACAGAAATTTTCTACATTACTGAAGAAAGCTGCGCCACCAGTTTTTGTTAAGTAAAACCCGATTGTTCTAACATTTGCTGTTTCTTTAAGCCATTCTAACATTTTTTTAGTTTTGCTATCATAATACCTATCTTCTGAGGCTGTCAATGGAAAGACTTTATTAATCTTCCTGTCAACTAAATGAGCGTTGTAATCACTAAAACAATTATGACTTTCACCATCAGTCAGTGCTATGAAACTACAAATATCTAACCCGTAATTTCGTTTAAAATCTATTAAGTAATCTCTCATTACTACTATTGTTGCATCTAATGGAGTTCCACCCAAGTTTAGTTTAGTTGGTGCATACCAATCAGAATCATATGATTCAGATCCAACCTTTTCATAACCATAATAAAAGTCAGTAGATGCTGCTAATTGGAACCAATTTTCCATATTTCGAGTAAACTCAGCATTTGACATTTTTTCATTGAAAATTTCAAGAAGTGCAAGATTGCCTAAATCCCATTCCCTCATGCCGTCATTACATCCCTTTGCTTTACCATAAACTCTTTCGCTTTGCCAATCTTGATATGATGTCATTTTATCTTCACCATCAAATTTAGGCCTTGAATAATTATCACTAAAAGCAAACAATCTAAATGGAATTGACAAACGCCTGCAGAACATTGAAAGTAATGTTGCCTGTTCTACTGTTGGTTTTACTGAACCGGACATTGATCCAGACCAGTCAATTACCATTACAACACCATGATTTTTACCATCTGGTGTTACTTGGACTCTATTGAAAATGTCATCCTTTAATCTATACAGATGCAAGCGATCCATATTCAATTCACCTGTTTTAGCGCTATAACTTCTTTTATAGTCAGCTGCTGCTTTTTTCATTTCAAATTCTTTGACCATGTAGGCAACGATTTTTTTGTTGCTATCTACAAAGCGTTTTACATATTTTTGAATAGGATCCCTATTTAAAGGCTTTCGGTATTCGTTTACTGGTTTTCTATTGACTAATTCATCAATTTCTTTCCATTTGACTGTAAAATTACTGTATTTGATTTTGTTTGTTAATTCGTAGTGCTTAGGCTCTCTGGTTAAATAATCGGATTTAAATAAACGACCTTCGTTTTTTCTGAATGATTCATCAGTTTCAGATTTGTTTAATTCATCTGCTAACTGCTCTTCTGGAGATTTTCCACCTTTCGAACCAGGATTTGGCTCAGAAGCTTCTTTAGATTCTTCATCAGATTCTTCATCAGATTCTTTTTCAGCTGCTTTCTTATCAGCATCTTCTCCGAAAAGTTCTTCATCATCAACCGATCCACCAAAAGAATCAGTTTTACCAGAATAAATTTCTTTACCTTCCTGTTCAGCTGTATCTTCGCCTTCAACTTGAATTGTAATAGTCTCACCAGAAGTTTCGCCTTCAGCTGAAGGATCAATTTCAAGCATTTCCATCAAAGCTTCTAACTCCTCTTGAGTCATTGACTTCATTTCTTCATCAGTTCGTTCTTTTTGTCGATCAAAAAGCTCTATGGCCAATTCCATGACTTCATCAAAAGTTTTGAGATTTTTACACCTTACAATATAAGGACGCTCTTCATCTGAAAATTGAACTCGTGCTTGAGATCCGATTTTAAAATGAATATTGATTTTATCAATTAAGTTAAGCTTTGATAAATCCTTTCCTTTAATACCAAAGAAATCGTCAAATGCTAATTCTTCATAGCCTTTGTAAAAAGACCTGCGAAGTCCTGGATATTTGGTTTTGATTTTATCTTCAATGCGACAATCTTCAATCACATTTAAGTAGCCTTTAAACATACTACCTTTTTCACAAACTGCATCATGCCAACCTTCAGCTGGAGTATTTCTAGCATGTCCAACTTCATGTCCCATAAAAAGATCATAGAGCTCTGAGCTCATATTATCTTTTAGGATTGGACAAACTAGTGTCCTTGATTTTACATCAAAATATGCTGTTGGAACTTTTTTATGAAGAACGGTGATGTTCTCAGTTGCCATAAGTTTGGCTAAAATGTCTTTATTTGATAATTCTAAATTTAACATGGTCCGTCTGGTCCTTCTTCAAATCGCTTATTTGCAACTAAATCTGCAAGATCATCAAAACTCCAATAAGAAGCTTCGAAAATTCCCATTTTTAATTCTGCAATAAGTTCGAGTCGACTCAATTCAAGCGCATCTTCAAAATGACGCTCTAAAATCTCTGTATTTCCTAAGTGGCTCATTATGTGCAAATCCTCATTATGTATATAGTATAACAAAATAGTACCCGCGGTTTCAAGCAAAATTTTTTTAAAGGAACTCAAACCAAGAAGTTAAAATGTACTTATCTGACTCAGATTTTCTCCCACAATGATAAAAAGGTAAACATGGTGGCCATATTGCCACTTTGCCTGTTTCAGGTTGTATTGCCGTACCACCCATTGAAAAAACTGTTTGGCCTCCTTTTTCAACATCATTCAGAAATACTATGACGGCAAGGTATATCTGGGTGTGATTTGGGCCAGACTCTATATGAACTGCAGGGTAGCCTTTATCTTCTGATGTATATTTTTGTATCTGTAAAGAACGAAATCCTGTCTGAAACATTTTTGTCATAGGTTCATCTGCCGGCATGTAATCGGTATGACAAAGAGTATGTAATTCTCTTTCATACTTTTCACCTAATGGATATATTAAATCATGTAATATTTGTTTGTATGCCACGGCTTGTGGTCTTGGATCACCCATAAGTTGCATTTCTTGGGATTGTTTTCTATGATCATCTATTCTGAAGGTTATACTTTCTTCAAAAAATTCTATCAATTCTTTACAAAGAACTTTTGGAACAATGTCTTTGTATTCTTTTATTACTTCTGAAAGGTATGTGTCGTGTAATTTCATTATAATGCAAATTTAGTTTGATGTTGATATTTTTCTTTTCCACGAGCTCTAAACTTTTTTATCTTTCTTGCCTTTTCAAAGGCTCTTTGTCTAGACAACTCACCTAATCTGTCTACAAAAAGTATTCCGTCTAAATGATCTAATTCATGTTGAAATACTCTAGCCGTCATTCCACTTGCAAGTTGGCCTTCTTGTTTACCATCTTGATCTAAATATGATATCGCTACATGAGATGGTCTAACAACTCTTGCAAAAACATCTGGTAATGAAAGGCATCCTTCTTCCATTGTATTCATTTCTGGAGAAAAATCTTTTATCTCTGGATTGAAACAAACAATACTCTCTTTTTTAGTTTCACCTCTCATAGCAAAAACCCTATATGAATAGCCTAATTGATTAGCAGATATGCCTAGACCGGAATTTTTCCACATAGCGTCCACAAGAGCTCTTGCGAACTCTTTAGTATCTTGCTCAGGGTTTTCGAATGACCAATCTTCGGTTACTTTTTCTCGTAACTTTTTCACTTCTTTAATTATCATAATATTATAATATATAAAATCCTATACAGTATCCCGTCAAAAACATAATTAAAGCCTCAATTGGATGCTCACGCGACCACTCCCATACTCTTTTGAAGTATGCTATCATTTTTAAAACTTCTCATTTTCACACCACTCTTGAAAAATTTTGAGCCTTCTCAAACTCAATTACATTATTAAACTTCTCATTCATGCTGTCGCCTTTATGACTTATAATAAAGGTGTTAGTATCATTTCCTAGAGTATTTAGTATCTTTAGAAATTCATCAGTTCCACCCTCATCAAGTGAACTGTCGAACACTTCATCAAGCACCAATAAATTTGTATTAACAGAATTTTTTAACTTAGCTATACTTCTCCATGTAAAGAGTAGCGCTAAGTCTATTCTCATTTTCTCGCCTTCGCTAAAAGATGAATAAGTAAATGTATCTCTATATCTAGATTTAATTTGTTCGTTGAATTCTTCATCAAGTTCAAACTGAACAAAAAACTCCATACTCGCTAAGTATTTATTAATTAATTTATTCATGATTGGCAAATACTGACGAATTATTTTAGTTTTTATACCAGAATCTCTCAAAAGTATCTCTGCTAGATCATAATAGTGCCTTTTATCTACTAATTCTTCTTCCATGCCTTCTAATTGTTTGTAAGCCTTTCTATACTTCTCTAATTTTTCTTTATCTTCTTCTGCATGTTCTTCAGCTTCTAATTCATTCAATTCTTTAGTTAATTGTGATCTATATCTTTGACCAGCAGTAATATGACTTTGTTCTTTTTGAATATCTGTTTGTATTCTAGTTATTTCTTTATTGATTTCAGCTATTTCTTCTAATCTTGTATTGATTTCTTGAATAGAAGAGCTTCTTTCTCTCAATTTTTCATCAAGTTCTTCAACAGTTTTATCAATTTCTTCGCAGATATGTGATTTATGTCCTTCTTCTATGTCTTGTTTACAAGTAGGACATTCATCATTTGTTTCATAAAACTTTTCTTCTTTCAATAGTTTTCTTCTATCTGATTCAAATTTCTTTTCTTCTACTAAAACAGATTGTAATTTTATTCTAACATCATCTTCATCTTCTTTGAAATTTTGTTGTTGTTCTACTCCTCTAGTTAAAAGATCAATACTACCTTCATAAATTGCTTCTTGTTCATCTGATTTTTCAATATTAGATTTTAACTTTGTTATCTGTTCATCACGATTTTCTTCTAATCGCTTCATGGTATCTTCTTGACTCTTAATCTTTTCCTCACCAATTTTGATATTAGTCTTTATTTCATTAAGCTCATGTCGTAATGTTGCATATCTCTGTTTAAGTATCTCGTTCATTACTGAAAAGATTTGTATATCAAGTATATCTTCAATAATTCTTCTTCTATCAATAGTAACCAATTGCATAAATGGTGTAAATGAAGAACTACCTAACACAACTACTTGAGTAAATGACTTATAAGTAAGTTTAAGTATCTGTTGTTCTAGTATAGCTTGATAATCTCTTACATTAGCATCTTGATGGATCAAACTACCATTAAGATATATTTCAAACTTATTCGGTTTAATAGCACGCATAACTCTATATTGTTTTCTTCCAATAGAAAATTCTACTTCAACTACTGTATGTTTCTTATTGATTGAATTGATTAAAGCCATCTTATTGACTTTCCTGAATGCTTTTCCAAACAAACCAAACGTCAAGGCATCAAGCACTGTTGACTTACCAGAGCCGTTAGCTCCTATTATAAGTGTTGTGGGTTTTCTATTAAGGTCTATTTCTGTGAAAGTGTCGCCTGTTGATAGAAAATTCCGATATCTTACTTTATGAAACTTTATCATACCCAAGTTTTCTAAGCTTTGTTTGAAACTCTATTGCGATTTCTAATCTTTCTGTTCTTTCAGTATTAGAAACACTTCTACCACTAATAAACATTTCTTTAATAGTGCATGTATCATCAGGAGTTACTAAAAATGTAACAATATGTCCTTCACATTCGTATTGACCATTATATATTATGTTACTCATTTTATTGGAGTTACAGATCCTTTTGGTGGTGTTATTATTTTACTGAATATTTCTTGATACTGATTAAGTAATTTTTGTTCTGGATCAGCCATCCAAATTATTTGATCTGGATTAAGTGTTATGTTTCCTGCAGCAATTAAATCATACGGAAAAAGTTGAATATTAGGACCCTTCTCTGTTTGTTGAATATTAATGAACAAAGGGTTTTTTAATTCATAACTCACTTCATCTACTTCTGCCATTATTTGCTCAGCTGTTGCTAATTGTATTATTTTTATCATACTAAAATATCTAAACTCTCTGTGTATAATGATCTCATTAATGCATCAAGTTTTTTCTTATCTCCTTCTATATTTAAACTGTCAATATGTTTTGTTAAAATTGTTAAAGTATCTTCTGCTTCTGTCGCGAAATCATCTGCATCTAAAATGTCTAAATTGCTATGATCTTCTACAACTTTCAAATCAGCCGGACTAGATTGAATAATCTGGTCAACAAAAACATCAAACCAATATGGCTCATTTTTATTTGTAACAATTACCTTAACAAAAGTGTTTTTTAAATGATCGAACTCTTTCTTTTTGATTGTCATAAGAGTTTCATTTGTATCATCATAAAATATCTTATGAAACATCTTTAATGGATTATAAACAGCTTCTACTTCTCGCGTTTCCGTATCTAATATATGAAAATATTTTGCGTTGTCAAAATCGTTCCATGTGAATTCCATTTGTGAACCCAAAAATTGTATATTGGCTAATTCTGATTTATGATGAAAATGTCCTGAATAAACTTGTTCAAACCTTTTGAAAAACTTAGGTGGTAATCCTCCACCCTGATAATGGCCTGGAGATACCATAGCTCCTGTAATTTCACCATGTATCATAGCTATATCAGCCTTACATATCCCTAAAAATTCTTCAACATCATCATAATTTTCTGAATTAATCCATGGGACTAAACAAATACTTAATCCATCATAATCCTTAACAATTGGATCTTTGAAAACATTAATGTTTTCAAAATCTAAGAGATAATCTGGACTGTTTAATTCATTAGTATTCTTAAAATAAATGTCATGGTTTCCCACAATCAAGTCCATAGTCATATCTCTGTCAAGCATAGGCTTGACAAAATGTTCATAATTCTTATGTAAAGAATAAAAATTGACATCACGACGCCGATCAAAATAATCACCTAAATGGATTATTGTCTTAATGTCGTGTTTATCTAAGTAAGGAAAAAAGATTTGTGAATAAAATCTTCCCTGATACTCTGCAAACATTTGATGATTGTTCCTGACACCACAATGCGTGTCATTCAGCAAAGCTATTTTCATTATTTTTTCTTTTTAGAGCCGCGGGGCTTATAATTGATTGGGTTCATATTTTCTTGTAAAAAATCAATATACTGATTAGTCATACCAGGTTCAACTTCACCATCTATTGTAGAAAATGTTTCAAATAGATAACCAGCTTGTTCTATACTTCGTTGTTTAATCGCAGCTTGTTTCTTTTCTTTGTGTATTCTTCTTAAAAACGCAAAGTATATAATCTGAGTTACATATGCAAATGCATTTTGAGATTTCTCTGGATTAAAATTATTGATATACTGTAAAGTGTTCTCAATCCCATCGCAAATCATTTCATCTCTATAAGAATAATTTATAAAATTTGGTTTTGTAGATAATCTTGTGGCTATCTTATAGATACACTCACCAATGTATTCTGAAACTCTTGGTTTATCTTCATCTTTGGCGAGAGCTTCTTTACATGCTATATTATGAGCAGTAATCGCCGCGGTAAATTCTTTATTGTTCACATAATGAACAGATGCTTTAGTTTGTCTTTTTTGTCTAGCCATACTTATATTATACTTGCATTCGCTGTATTGTCAAGGTTTCATTAATATCATCTTTTTACTTGACCGATTAGCGTTCTGATGTTATAATAAATTGTGATGTCGGAAAAGAAAGAATACATATATTAATGAATGGTGTCATCTTTTCCAGGACCAGATTCATTGGCCAATAGTTTTTGTTCTTCTTCAATATTATCTAACATATCATCTATTTCATCTCGAAAATCTATATCACCTTCTTCGAATCTTCTTTTAATCATTCCTTCCATAAATTCTTGTTGTTCTTTCATAGCTTGTCTACCTGATTTAATATCAAATTTACTTTCGTCTTCTCTAATATTTAGCCAAGCACTACAAGCTTCATCATAAAAACTAATGAATTTTTTACTGATACTAGTTCTAAAAAGTACTGCATTCGTATCTACTGTAATACTGTCTTCTTTAGTAAAAGGAATATAAGGCCCCAAATGTAATAATACACCACCAGTTATTGCTGGTTGTAGTTGAATATTCATAGGAAAGTGAAGTTCTAGTTTACTTTCTGCGTCTCTTACCATAGCAAATATTTCTTTTCCATCTTTGAATTTTACAAATTGATATTTTGTCTGTTCGTCTATGTATGGCATTTGGGTATCCTTACTGAATGAATTTCGTAATTAAAATTCTCTTTACTATATGTATTTATTCTTTCTGAAAAGTGGTTAAGGGTATAATTTGTATTTTTTTTCCATGAGAGATCATCAGCTATATCATATAACACAACACTTTCTTTACCTTCTCCTATTCTTAAACCTCTACCTATTGATTGTAAGTTACGAATTCTACTTTTACTAGGAGATGCAAATACAATGTTATGTAATCTTTTAATGTTAATTCCCGTAGAAAAAGTTCCGAAGCTTGCTACTATCACAGCGTTTTGTTCTGTTTCTACAATCTCTCTAACTTTTTCTCTATCTAGGGCATCGGTTCCACCAAAGACAAAAAAGCTTTTTCTTTTTGATGTATCGTTAGCTATTACCTCTGATAATATTTTATATAAGCCTCGACCATGTTTCTCTACATACTGAAACAATACTAATGTATTACCATTTAATCCATTAACTAGATTTCTTATGAAACCATTTCGTTTTTCATTTCTAACGATCCAATCCA